GCAAAATTTAGCTGCCATACTTTCCGGGGGTCGTATATTGTCAGATGCAGAAAGGGCGTTATTGCGTATTGCTGAAGCACAAAAAACGGAAAATGAATTTAAAAAAATAGCTAATAGCTTAAACGAACAGGCAAACGCTCTTGGTTTTACTTCAGTCGCTGTTGATGAGCAGCAAACAGAGTCTATAAAGAAAAAAACCAAAGCCCAAAAAGAATATACCGATGCGATAAAAGAAACCCGATCCGAACTCCTCCCCTTCTTTGAAAAAGAAGCGCCGCTGTCATTGGGCACCGGGGCGGCGTTGACGCCGGAACTGCTATTGAAGCCGAAAATAAGTATTGAGATTACGCCGGAAGAGCAAGAAAGAATTTTGAAAGGGCTGCAGGCATTATTAGATGCTGAAAAATTACAGCAATTATCGGACAGCTTTGATTCTTTAATACAATCTACATTAATTAATTCAATAGAAAATGCGGCTGATTTATTGGGCCAATCGATAGCTGATTTTGCGGCATCAGGTAAATTCGATTTGCCTAATTTATTTGGAGGGTTAATGACTAATTTAGGTTCACAAATTCAGCAACTTGGCAAGTTCTTAATTTCTTCATCGGGACTAATAAAGGCAGCGAAAGAAGCTTTTAAAACATTATTGGCTAATCCCGTTGCGTCCGCAGTGGTTGGGGTTGGGTTAATTGCACTTGGCGCAATATTAAAATCACAAGCATCAAAACAATACAAAGGCTTCGCCACCGGTGTTCGTAACTTACAAGACGGAGGCGTTTACCAGGTTGGTGAACGTGGCCCGGAAACTGTTTATTTGCCGAAGGGTTCAAGTGTACGGCCTAACAATGAAGTAAACGCATACGGCGGCGGTAATATGGTATTTATACCGGCGGTGAGTCTAAGGGGTTCGGATTTAGTTATTGCATTCAACAGGGCTTCGCAGTCAATGAGCCGGAACGGATAAAAAAAGCCGGGAGTAGAAACCCCCGGCGATAAACAAAATCACTTTCAGGATATAAAGTTATGGCATACGGGCTAAAATATCAAACACAATTTACCAGCCAATCGGACGTAAACAACCCCGAGAAGGATTACCGGTTGCAGTTTCTTTTTAAAGATTACACCGGTGCCTCTGTGTCTGTTATTGGTGGCGATATTTCCGTGGTGCAGCGTTGTACCGTGGATGATCCGGTTGCGCCGGTTAAAGGTCAATCACTTGATATTTCCCTGGTAAATAAAGGCGGTTCATTGCCTATCACAGCCTTTCAATCCGAGGCGGACGATGCAATACAGGTTAAGCTACTGGATGAAAATGATAATGTTTTATTCATAGGTTACACCGTTCAGGATGATTTCTATGAGATAATGGTTGACTATGAACACTCTATAACATTAAGTGCCAACGATAGCCTGGGGCTGCTTAAAGGCGTTCCATTGTCCGAGGCCGAGTCATCCCGGCGTTATAGTGTTGTTATGCTGCAATACGAATCCACACTGGACGAGTTTTATATAAGCACCGATAACCCTTCATGCTATCCAACCGTAAATGGCACTATTGAAATATTGGGCGTTACATATACTTTTTTGGAGGTAACACAGGTTTCTGTTACCATAGGCGCACAGCTTTACAACTGGCTGGTAAAGGTTACGCCCGACACTCCCGGATGGGGTACGGCCATTACGGAAACGATAACCCTAACAGGGCCGTTGAACCTTTTAAACCGAAACAGGATAATTGATATAATTTCTGCCTGTTTATCACAAACAAATCTTTCTTTAATTACAAATATATTCCATAACCTTTACGCATACCAGCAGGCATCGGATCGCAGCACATGGGAATATACGTTGTTGGACTCTCAAATGTTTATTTCGGGCGACACTTACCAGGATTGTTACACGGTACTTGAAACAATAATGGAATCATATAACTGCCAGATATTTCAGGCCAACGGGCAATGGAACATAATCAACTGGCATGAGGCACGGCAATACGGAAACTCAATACCCTGCTTTATTTATGATGAAACCTTTGCGTATCTGGGCAACGGCGTATTCAGCAATATATTTAATGTAGGGCCTGATCCACAGCTTACCCGTCCGCTGTTTGGGCTGAATGCCGGGTTTATCAGGGGTTATAAATTCAGCAAAAAGAAGTTTGAGTATAAGCAGCCTAAACAATTACTGAAAAATCATGATCTGCAAATACTTGGATCATTGCGAAGTCAATATCTTAACGGCACAACAAGGATAAGCGAATACGAAGCACCTTTTTTTCAGTTAAGCAACGGCACCCCAATACCTGACAGATTTATACGGGTTGAATACGACACCGTTTTGCAGCGTGAAATTGAAAGGTATTTAGTTGTAAGAGGGCAGGGGTACAATGATATTTTAACTCTGCCATGTGAGCCAATAGAATTCAATACAGATGACCGGTTTAACTTTTCGTGTTCATTTAGAACCAATGTAAGCGGAATACCAGGTACGGTATTTTTTGGCATACAGCTCAATGATGGGGCAACACAAATTTTGTATTTAGATAGCGACAATGCAACCCCTGGCAATGTAGGACAGCTAACATGGGGTAACGGTTATTGTGCCAGCGTATTTTATGCAGGCGAGGACTCTATTGAATGGCATCAAATAGATACCAGTACCGGAACAAACCCAACCCCAAGATCACCAAAAAACGGCTTATTAACCGTATTTTTTCCGACAATAACAGATCCGCCACAGGGGATATCAAAAGAAAGTCATTTTAAGGATATTCAATTTACATATATACCACAGGTTAATGACACAGTATTAATCACCGGCCAGGTACACACCCAAACACAGCCGCCTGATATAAAAAACAACAGCGATAAAGAAATTCAAATTGACGACACCCCCCGTAATTCAATACAGGGTACAATATTGCGTAATACCAAAACCGGGCTTGTTCAGGACAGGACAGATTTTTGGCGTTACCCGGCATCATCAGACGGGTGGCGGCTGGGTGAGCGCACAACATTGCAGGACCTATTGTGGCGGCAACGGACGCGTTCAAAATTGGAGGGCGGGTTTGTAGGCAACTATCAAAGTGATACAATAATCAGCCTGCTTACCTTGTTAATAACTGATTTTAACCCAACAAAAATTTATACCTTTGGTCTGATGACAATAGATTATAAAAAAAATCAGTTCAGCGGATCGCTTTGGGAATTATACGATGAACAGGATGCGGAGCTTGACAACACTTATGAACTTAAATATTTATACAGTACGACATGAGTTTAGTAGCAGGTGAAAATTTTGTTTTGTGGTTTTTGGACGGCGGCGTCTATAAGCCGTATGCCTGCGCCCGGTCAGGGGATATTCAGGTAAGTACGGAGACGTTGGAAACAACCGTTACGGGATCGGGCAACTGGAAAACATTTGAGGGAAGTGTTCATGCTTTTACTGTGGGCATGGAGGGTGTTGTTTCTCTTAACGTAAGTAATCACCTTTCAATCGCTGAATTACAGGCAAAGCAGTTTACAAAGGAAAAAATATATTGCCGTTATATTGCAACGAGCAGTAGTAATGATATTTACCGGATGGAATTTTACGCAATAATAACAGGCAGCACGATTACAAGTAGTTTTGACGGCGTAACTACTTTCGGCGTGTCAATGCAGGGCACCGGTGCAATATCGCAAATTTTCACCCCGCCGCCACCAAACTCAGGAGAAGTGTACAGATACCCAGCAGCCGGAGACACGGCACCAGCAACACCAGGGGCATACACCTGGGCAACCGGCGTAACCGGTGCAACACCTTTAAGTATTGTCAAAGATGGCCGAGGGCAATCGGATATAATACTCTCAGGCACGCCGGTTGGCAATGAGGCACTGTATGACAGTACCACCGGTGATATTACTTTTGCCGTACCTTTTGAAGATGTGGAAACCGCCCCCTATATGTTATATCAAAACCCATAATCATGAAGCACTTATTAATTTTATTATTTTTATTCCCTGCCTTATCATTCGGGCAGTGCGGTATAACTTTACCGGATACCGTATTTAATAATACGGCAACATTGATAACGGCAACCACTGCCAGGATTAACGGCGATGGTGGCAACGGTGATGTTCCCAATAATTATATAAAACTCCGTTATGTAAGGGTTGGGCAAACCGACACGGTTATATCTTCAACCCCCTGGCCCACTACGTTAAGGAATTTAACGGGGTTGCAGCCTAACACTCAGTATGTTTATTATTATTCAATGAATTGCGGAGATGGAGATGTAAGGCAACTGGGCCGGTATTATTTTACCACCTTAACCAGTACGGTTGTTTATGCAACGGAGCGATCAACTGTTTTCCCGTATGTGAAGGTTGACACGGGTTTTACTATTCCGAGGCTGGACACCGGATCGTTGTACCGGGCGCAGGATATAGGGGGTAATTTAAGGTTTCGGCCTGCGGATAGCCTGCCGTACTATTATAACGGAGATATTTGGAAGCTCCTGGCAGTTGACAGCGCGGGTATTATGCCCGCACTTAATCGTAAGGTTGATAGTGTTACGGTGAACGGTGATTCATTGTGGTACTGGATCAACGGGGTATCGTATGGGTATATTTTGCCCGCTGCCACTGCATGGGATATTTCCGGTAACGCAGGTACAATCGCCGGAACGAACTTTGTGGGGACGACGGATAGTGTTGCATTGCGG